CAGACTGTAAGAGAAACTAGACAAACTGGTGTAGAAAGTAGAACTGGATTAAGAACTGTTGTTACTGAACAATGGGATAACCATTCAGTAGGTGATAGAGTTGTAAGTAGGGACTTAGTTCCATATTGTCGTTCTAGAAATGTTACTTTCGTTTCTAAGAAGATGAAGCCTCTTACTAGAATGTATGCATTCTTTGATGGGGAAGATGTAACTAAGTATTGTGTACCAAAACTTCTTGAGATATCAATGAAGTCTGGAACATTCCAAGTTGGAGAAACTGTTAAGGGATATCTTATTAATTCAGGTTTAAATCCTATTAATGCTTTTAGTCAGGGAGTTGATCCAACTATTACATTTAGGGTTGCACAATCCAATCATAAAGAAGGTCCTTATAATGTTCCTTCTAGGATTTATCCAGAGAATCCTTATACTGGACAACCACTTCCAACAGATTATTCGTCCACTTCAGATTGTTTGAATGTGGATATGTATGCTCTTTCTAATGAAGCACAAGGAGAATTTTTTGGACTTGTTGCAACTGATATGATTCTTAAAGGATCAACCTCTGGTGCAGAAGCAACTATTACTGATCTAAGGTTAATCTCTGATTTGGGTGCAGACCTTATTGGAAGTTACTATATCCCTAATCCTAATAATGTTAATCATCCTCGATTCGAGACTGGTACAAAAACATTTACTTTGATTAATGACGAAGATAATGATCAGGATAACTGTAATACCGTTGCTGAAGAAGCATATACTGCTTCTGGAACTATGGAAACAGTACAGGAAAATATTATTTCTGTAAGAAATGCTAGATTAGAGCAAAGACAGGAATTCCAGGAAAGAAATGTAAATAGAAGTCTTGGAACCGAAGTAGTTGACACTAATGTAATAGGAGAAAGAGATCTTGGAACTAGAGTTGTTGGTTGGTATGACCCTCTAGCACAGTCATTCTTAGTTGAGGATGCAACTGGAGTGTTCCTAACCAAGTGTGATATATTCTTCCGTTCTAAGGATGATATGGATGTTCCAGTAGTTTTCCAGTTGAGAACTATGAAGAATGGATTCCCAACTCAGCATATTCTTCCTTTCTCAGAAATAGTTCTTGATCCTTCTGATATTGAAACCTCAAGTGATGGTTCAGTTGCTACTTCTATAGAATTTAAGGCACCAGTTTATGTTGAGGGTGGACAAGAGTATGCTATTGCTTTGGCATCTAACTCTACGAAGTATAGTGTTTATATTTCGAGAATTGGAGAGCAAGATCTTATTACTCAAACCTTCATTTCTAACCAGCCTTATTTGGGATCACTATTTAAGTCTCAGAATGCTTCTACATGGGAAGCAAGTCAGTGGGAAGATCTTAAGTTTACTCTTTATAGAGCAGACTTTGTAGAAGAAGGAACAGTCGAATTCTACAATCCAGAATTGACGAAAGGAAATAAACAGATTCCTCAGTTATTACCTAATCCTTTAGAATTAGTATCTAAGGAAGTTAGAGTCGGACTTGGTACTACAACAGCAGATTCCACTTTAGAATTTGGAAATACTGTATATCAAATGGGAACTCTTGCTACAGGTAATTTGGCAGGGGTTGCTGGTACTGCAGCGGGACCTGCTCTGAATGTTATTAATGCTGGTCTGGGATATTCACCTATTGATGGAACAAAGACATTTAGTGGAGTTAATCTAATTACTATAACTGGTAATGGATATGGAGCACAAGCAGATATTTACATTAGTAGTGGATCTGTTGGAGTTGCTACTCTTGTAAATGGTGGTACAGGATATCAAGTAGGTGACGTTGTTGGATTTACAACTTTGGGTCTCAACTCTGTTGGACGTGGAGCAAGATTATCAGTTGTTTCTATTGGTAATACTAGCGAATTAATTCTTGATAGTGTCCAGGGAGAATTTCTTGTAGGA